CATTGGAGACCGCGCCGCCGAGCAGGCATTCTCCGAAGGTCTCGGCAGCCGGAGCTTGATCGATAAGATTCCTGGCGTCGGCATCGTGAGCCGGGCGGTTGCTGATTACACGTTCCACCAACTCATTCCGCAGCTCAAATGGCATGCGTTCAACGCGATCAACGAACGCAACCTCAAGTTATTTGGGCCGGAGGCGCGGCCGATGGACGTCGCCTACCTGAGCGCGAAGCAGGTTAATGCCCGGTTCGGCCACCTGAATCTCGCGGATCTCAACCGAGATCCGACTTTCCAGCATCTCCTCGGTTGGGGCTTGCTGGCTCCTGACTTCCTGGAGTCGAACGTCCGCAACTACGGGCAGGACATTAGGGGTCTCACCGGATCGAAGACCGGTCGAGAGCCCATGAAAGCCCTCGCTTGGACGGCCGCCGTGATTTGGGTCCTCGCCCGAATCATCAACCAACTCTTTGACGATGATCCTCACTATGACGAGCCTTTCAGTGTCGTCATCGGAGACCGGCGCTACACGATGCGTAACGAGGCTGAGGACCTCTGGCGGCTGACGCACGAGACCGGTCAATTCGTCAGCGCCCGACTGAATCCTACTGTGCAAATGGCCGACCAGCTCCGGACCGGGCGCAACTGGCGCGGAGAAAAGGTCACCACCACGGACACACTCAAGGAATTCCTTACCAAAGGCGTTCCGATCTCCGGCCGCGCCCTCCCGGGTGCCCGGCAATTCGTCGAGTGGAGCGCCACCGGCAAGGCGCGAACCGTCACTCCATTTGAGGAGTTCCTTTCGTCCCAAGGCATTCAGGTGAGCCGCGTTTCCGCGCTGAATGACGCCTACAAACTCGCTCGCGACTATCGGAAGGGCCAGGGCGAGAAGGAGGACACCGGAACCTATCCTGTCAGCCGCTACCAGCAGACGCGCTACGCCCTCGAGGACAAGAACACGGAGCGCGCAAAGGACGAAAGCGACAAACTGATCGCCGAGGAACGGCAGCAGCAGCCGAAGCTGACGGCGGAACAGGCGAAGGCGAAAGTCGTTGCGGGATTCAGGCAATCGCTCAACCGGCCTTGGACGAAGACCAAGGAGCAGGATCGCGAGTTCCTCCATACACTCACCCGGGAACAGAAACTTATCATCATGGCCGCGAACAAACACCGTGACCAAATCTGGAAGACATTCTGTTCGATCAACCATGTTGCCTACACCCCACTTTCAGATTAACCCCCTCCGCTTATGCCCGAATCCTCACAGGTAGACAGATTTCTTGACGTCGCAAAGACCGAGCTGGCGGCGGCTCCTCCCCTCGATCCAAACGCGGCGAAGGTGCCCTTTCCGAGTCCGCTCGTCCTCACCGGGAAGCAGGAGAAGAAGATGCTCGACCAAGCTTTCGAGCGGTTGAAGGAGCTCGAGCAGGAATCCGGCCGCGATCAAACGCTTAATCCTACTTGGTGGATGAACTTGGCACCGGCGCCAAACCTCATGCTGGCCTCGCAGGGACTTCTGCCCTCAAACACTTTCCTTGGGAAGCGATCGAGGTACGAAGCCACGTTCGGCAACGATGTGTCGTGGCGCCCCTGGACAATGGGACCCGACAACATCTTTATGACGTCGAACCTCGTCGTCCCGCTGGCCCGCCGGATCTGTCGGCAGCAGATTGCCAGAGCCAAGAACAAGTTCTTTGGCAGCGATCCGTGGTTTTCGATCGATCCGAAGCCCGAGCCCTCAACAGAGATCGACGACAAGATGGCGGACCGGATTCAGAACTTCTGCCGGTTCAAGTTGAAGGAGACCGACTCGAAGACCGACAAGGAGAGCGCCATCACCCGGGCGCTGATTCTCGGCGAGTGCGTCGTCAAGACCAGCTACGTTGTTCGCGACCAATTCTTTGACTGTGAGGCGATGGTCCTCACGGACGTCACCGGCGAGCCGAGCCTGGGCCAGGACGGCAATCATATCACCCAAGATGACCAGTGGGACGAGCAACCGCTTGCCGACCAGGAGCAGCAGCCGAGCATGCTGGGTAAACTGGGGGCGATGGTGAAGCAACGCACCTTCAACCCGACGGTGAAAGTGCTTCGGCGGGATGGCACCACCCAGATGCCGGACGCTCCGATTTGGACAAAGCAGACCTTGCCGCGCCGTCAGATCCTCTTCGAGGGTGCCCGCTCGGAGCCGATCTACTACAAGGATTTCCTCTGCCCGCTGACGGCAACCGACGTCCAGACGGCCGATTGCATCGTCCACCTTTACGACAAGCCGGTCATGGAGTTCGTCGACCTCATCGTGAAGCGCGGTCAAATCCCCGGAGACAACGCCTCCCGCCAGGCTGCCGGCCAGCGGATCGCTGCTCTTGTGCAAAAGCTCTCTGGCGATAGCTCAGCTCCGAAAGCCGCCGTAACGATGGAGCTCCGGCCAAACGAGAATTTCTCGCCGATTCCAGGGAGCCAGAAGGCCGGAGGCCCGGTTGCGGAGTTTGCGGAGTTCTGCCTCTGGTTCGATGCGAATGAGGACGGCATCGCTGAGAATATCCTCTTGATCGCCGACCGGAAGAACCAGGCGCCGATCTTCTACGATCATGTCCCGAACGTCACCACAGACGGCCTGCGCCCCTTCGAAGTCATCCGGATCAATCCCGTCGAGGGTCGGTGGTACGGTTACGGCGTCATGGAACTCTTCGAGAGCTACCAAGTTGTCACCGATCTGATGGTCAACCGGTGGAACTTCAGCCAGAGCCGGAGCGGCCGTGTCGACCTCTGGAACCCCACCAACACCATCGAGGGCGACCGAGATCCCAACCTCAAGATGAACTGGGGAGGGACCTACACGAAGAAGCCCGGGATGAAGAAGGAGGATATCATCGAGACCGTCTATCTGACGGACACGAAATTCGAGCAGATCCATGAAATGATCCAGTTCTTCATGCAGTTGGCGATGAACGAGAGTGGCGTCTCGATGGCAAACGACGACCAGGCGGCCGGCATGCAGTCGGCCAAGCTGGCGACCGGGATTGTCAATGTGCAGCAGTCCGGGGATGAGCTTTTCGACCCGACTGTTTCCGACCTGCGGGGACCGTTCAGCCGACTCCTCGAGCGCGAGATCCACGTCACGCTGGCGAACATGAACCCAGAGGAAGCCTTCAGTTACCTCGAGGGGGATACGCTGGGTATCGACAAACTGACCCCCGATGACGTCCGCGGACTGCGGTTCAAGGTCAACATCGAGCTCACCACGCACAAGAATCAGCAGATCATCCAAATGTCGGCCCAAGCGGAGGCCTGCGTGAAGGACTTCTATTCGCTGCCTCCCGAGATCCAGGTCAAGGTGGCGCCGATGTACCGGAACCATCTCCGGGCGCTCTCTCCGCATACAAATGCCGAGGAGATCATCTCCCCGATGGTGCCGCTGCCGCCGGCAGGTCCGCCAGCAGAGGGTGGCGAGCCCGGTGAAGGTGCCGAGCCCGGCGAAGCACCGCAGCCTGCCGCTGGCGGTCCCCAGGCTCGGCCGGCCGGCCCGGGCGGTTCGACCCCATTCCCGACGCAGCTCTCCCAGACGAACAGCCAGCCGAAGACGGCGGCATGATTCGCGCTTGACGGTAATCGGAGCCGCCGAAAGGTTCGGCGCGTGCATATCCTTACTCTGTCTGATCGCATCACGATTCCGAGGGAGCCGCCCATCGATCCGGGTGACTATCTGCTGACCGACATCAACGCGGCGGATCTCCTCCAGTGGGCCGGCCGGGGTCAGATGCGCCCATTGCCAGAAGGCCGGCCGTTTGACGAGTCAAAGGATTGGAGCGGCAAAAAGATTCTGTTCATGCGGCCGGGCGGATTCGGCGACCTGATCCTCCTGACGCCAGTTCTGCGCGAGCTCAAGCGGCGCTGGCCGGACTGCACCATCGGAGTCTCGACGATGAGGCACTACAGTTGTGTTTTCAACGGGCTTCCATTCGTCACCGGCATCCTGCGCTATCCGCTCCCGGTCGCTGAGGCCAATCAGTTTGACGCATGGATCATGCTGGAAAACGCTGTTGAGTTGAATCCCCGTGCCCGACAGATCCACATGACCGACCTCTTTGCCGAAATCACCGGGCTTTCCTCGATCCAGGACAAGCAGCCGGCTTACCGAGTGAGCGTCCAAGAGCTCAATTGGTGTCGGGAGCAGTATCCCCGTAAGGCTGGCGTGCGCCGTCTCTGCGTCGCGCCTGGCGCCAGCACTCCCTCCCGGGTATTTCCGATTCCGCTTTTCGGTGCGGTCATCGGGGAATTCGTCACGAAGGGCTGGGAGGTCTTGGTGCTCGGGACGCCGCAGGATCTTGGCGATTTCAAGATCAAGCCGCATGAGGGGCTTCGCAACCTCACTGAGTTCAACCACACCTTTCGCCAGAGTTGCGCGGTGATGAACAACGCCGATTGCCTCCTCGGGAATGATTCGGCGATGGTGCACGTCGCTGGCGCTCTCGGCACGCCGGCGGTGGCGCTCTATGGTCCTTTCCCGTGGGCGCTTCGCACGGCATACTCTCACAGCGTCACCGCGCTCCAAGGCCGGTGCCCGGTCTCTCCCTGTTTCCATCACGTCAACCTGACCAAGAGGAACTTCTTCCCTGATAACTGCCCTTCGGCCAGCCGAAACTACTGTGAGGCGCTCGGCGGAAAGATGGATGACAAGGGCAAGCAGGAGGGGGGAATCAGGGTGTCCAAAATCGCAACAACCATCGAGCTCGTGGCCCGGCGCTTCGAGCCCACCGAAATGCTATGACCCCAGAACAAAGCATCACCCGCGAGCTCGCTAACCGCGACCTGGGAGACATTACTCATCTCGAGAGCTCCGACCCATTCAACCGCTATTTCATGCGGCGGCTGAAAGAGAAGAAGGCCGCGATCGAGAAACGCTTCTACGAGGATCCGCCGGCGAAGGTCGACGCGGCCGAGCGTGAGATTCTGCGGCGCATGCTCCTCGAGTACGATACGCTGATCGAGATGACCACGATCGAGAAGGTTACCTGCCGCAATCTGATTGAGGATGCAGTCAACGAGGACCGCAAGGAAGGCTTCCGCCAGGGCGACAAGCGCCCGCCTATTCCTGGTCTGCCATCTGGCTACGATTAGCCGCCGGCTCTGGCGAACGCCGCAGCATCGATCCGTTCCCCTGGCCTTGGTTGCCGAAGAGGCGCTGCACGTAATCGTGATAGAGGCCGGCGGAGCCGGGATTCGAAAACGTTCGCTCCATTGGGCCAAACCCACCGCTGAAGCTATTGGGCGAGCTCGAGCCGACCGGCGAGGTACTGCCGCGGCGGTTGACGCCAAAGGCACTCGCGGGATTGAGGGTCGGTGGCGCCGTGATGGTGCCCGTGGGCGCTTCGCCTCCGGTATCCCCAGACAAAGGCGAGTTGGCCTCGACGGATTGCTTCGCCGGCACCGGCGCGGTCGGCTGGGCTGATGGCCGGTTGGCCGCGGTTGCTGGTTCACCAGGCTTCGCTGTCCACTCCATCGGATTCTTCTGATCCTGCATCGCTGGATTGTTGGGCTGGCCAGATACCGTTATCGGAGCCATTGACGCGGCGGTCGGGCCTTTCGGCATGACCTGTGGAGCTCCGGGTGATGGGCTGGCCGCGGTGCCGACCGGTGCCGCGGCCGGTGCACCCGGCGCGGATGGGGCTGCCGCGGTCGCCGGCTTCGGACTCCTCTTCAAAAACGCTTCCCGATCGGCATTCTGCTGGGCAACCAGATCCTCATTCTTGTAGCCGCTCATCGGATCGAGGTCGGGGATGACCCCGCCAGTTGTGCCAGTCTGCGGGCCCGGCGTGCGGCGCATCGGCGTCTGGCCGGCAAGCGGATCTTGCTGCGGTCTGCCTCGACGAAGACCCATTGTTGGAACCTGCATCCCGGGAGCTAGAGTTCTGGACATGATTTTATGAGGGGGTTGCCTGTCGGAAATTCGGCATAGTAGGGTTTAGCGGCCAGCGCGAGCCTTTTGGGTGTCGGCAGACTTGATCGGAGCAAGAAAATGGCCTTGGCCTGATTTGTCGAAGAAGCCGATACGCCTATTCCCCTTCTGAATGTTCTCTGGTTTCTTCATCGGAACTAGATTGGATAGCCTCCAACAGTCGCGGAACGCAGTCGAATCCATATTGGAGTAGTGGAAAAGTGATTGGGGTACCACATGGTCTACTTGCCATTTCCGGCCGTAATTCTCCCATGTGAATCCGTTCTGGTTGTCAAAAAACGATTCCAAATGAGCCTTAAGCTGCGGGATTGAATAAGGAAGGTATCTCGCTATAGATCCGCACTTCTGGGCGCGATTTTTACGGAGGGCCCGCCAGATCGTCTTGCTGACGATATTGCGCAAACGGAATTCTGGATCGCGTTTTGTTTTCTCACGCAGAAACGCATTCCGCCTAGTCTTGAATGCAGGGACCTTGGCTTTTTCTCGACCGCCTCTCTTTCGTCGGTCTGCACGGCATTTTTCAGAACAAATATCGAAACGGTCATTGGCGGGATGAAATGGCGTTCCGCACTCAATACAGATTTTCTGGAGCGTCCCATTCCTCAAGGCCCGTCTCTGTTTGTTCTGTTTGGAGACCTTTTTCCCATGATCCTTACGCTGCTCCGGACTCATCTCGTGATAGTGCTGGAAGCTCCGTCTTTTTATCTTTTTCGATCGGCATTCTTGAGAACAAACCATCTTTCTCGCTTGGTGGGGACCACGAGAAAAGCTAGTTCCACATTCGGAACAGATCACCATTTTAGGATCGGGCATCGTTCGGTTTTTAGCCAGGCTTTCCATCTACCGCAACCGCAATTAGGATGCTTACATTTGCCGATTCCCCAACGTGCATCACCATCCCAGAATTCACATGCCTCGCAGGTTGCAAAGCGTGTTTCGTATTCTTCTGCGTTGACCGTCTTAAAGCCCGCGGCGCCCCATCGGGCCATTGCCACGGCAAAATTAGCCGCCATCTCAATCCTCGTGGGCGGCTCCGGCAGCGCCGGCGGACGAGTGATGATGGGCGGCGGTTCTGCCTGTTCTGGTTGCGGACCGTAATCCGGCCGGTGGGTCGAGACATTAACAATCGTCGCTATCATTGGTAAAGATAGGTGTCATAGCCTCGGAGATTGGGAACATCGACGATGAGTTCGAGGTTGCCGAGAGCATCGGAGGTCCCGCTAATCAACATCGTCTGGTAGGCGACATATGGATTGATCCCGTAGACGCGGCGCATGACGTGCAGTTGAGTGAAGTACATCGGGCTGGGCTGGAGACTGGCCCACTCAGCCTTCCACTGGGCTTCCTCGTAGGCGAATGAATCGCCGGACGTCCGGATCTGGTACGAAGTCAAACAGCAAGCGGACGGGAGACAGGTGCCTCCGGTGCCATCTCCGACCGGGTTCCAAGATCCCCAGACGCCGCCAGCGCCAGCCAGCAGCCGACCAATCGCATCGGTTTCGGTGTCCTCATCGCTAAGGGTTTCCGTGACCGTGCCGACGACTTTGACGTAGGGAAATGGATCATCGTAGGTCCGGGCAGAGAGGACACAGGTGTTATTCCCGGTGAGTGTCCTCGTGGTGGCGGTCTTGGTCTCCGTCGTCGCGCCGGCGCCGATGCAATAGTCCGATTCATCCGGTCCGATTGGATCGACAACCCCGTCCACCGTCCGGAGGTTATTGTTGACCGTCGTGAAAGAGCAATCGACCGGACTATATTGCCGAGTATAGTCCCAAGTGTCCGTGGTGTTGTCGTTGAGCAGAATGACGCAATTCGTGACGTAGGTATCGTAGCCCTTCAGATTCGGGACGATCTGATCGTTGATCGCGAGGTTGCCCGAGCCGTCAGTCGTCCCACTGAGCACGAGCGTCTGCAGGAGTGTGAAGGTGCCGGCGCCGTAGGGGCTGCGATAGACGTCGACTGTCACATGGTAGGTTTTGCTGTTCGCCAGCCCGCTCTTGGTGATGTTGTACTTGGACTCCTGATAGTTGAAGGCGGCCGTCGTGCGCTGCTCGTAGCGAGCCATGCACCACGTCGAGCTCTGGCAGGTTGAGGAACCGCCCCAGGCGGGCGAGGTTGCGAGCCAGCGGTTGATCGCGTCAGTCTCGCTATCCGGATCAGTCAAGACCGCCTGCGAGGTAATTGTGTTGAAGGCTCTCGCGCCACCACCCTGACCATCCGGCACGCAGCCGGCATCAGTCAGCGCCCAGACGGTCTGCGTTTTGCTCTCTCCCGCGAAGCGGCCCCAGTTGAGCGGTCCATCATTGACGCCATGCGCGCTGGTGCCCGAAGGGTTGCAGGGCGAGGGATGGGTATATTGGCCGTCATTCTCAACGATGGTTCCCGCGGCATTCCACGCATAGGCTCCGCTCTCCGTCAACACACAGATGTTGTGTGCTGAGGTGCAGCCGAGATCATTATACATGTGGTTGCTTGTTGCACCGCTCCACGTCTTCCGACGGTAGAAGTTGGGCGGCGAGGAGGGGCTCGCGAATTCGGCATGCCCGATGAGAGCCAGGAAGGCTCCCCGCTTCACGCCATCCATGTTGCCCGGTGTCGTCGGCTGGTCGCAAGTGTTGTCCGGCGAACGGATGAAATTCATCGCGCCACTCTTCACGCGACGGCGGTAGAATCTCGGTGGCGTGCTCACATGGCCGGAGAATTCTCCCACGCCGCACATCTGCGCCGTTCCTCCGCGCTGCCGGCAACTGATATCCGTGGAGGGAGGCAACCAGCCCCACGGCACGCCAGGAGGCGGCGGATTGTCGGGAAGCGGCCAGTCCGGAAGCCCGGGCGGGTGTTTCCACATCTCGCCGACCAGAGACCAATGGCGAATCAGATCCTTGCCGGCTGCCTTGTACTCCTCGGGGAAGCCGCCCGGGCTCCCCGCAGGAGGCGGTTCTCCGCCGCCCACGCCGATCTTGTAACCAGGATCGGGGATCAAACTATCGATGCCGTCCTTCAGGAACGATTCGACGAATTCCCGCGATTCACTACTCCCGCCAAGGCCGTGCGCTCCCTTCGACCGCGATCTCTTTAACCGCTTAACTTCCTCGAATTCTGTGTCGATGAAGTTTGGAGTATCGCTGTCTTGCTCGAGGCTCATACCGGCAGGGCGGCTTGGGTCGGAGCCACGCAGGAGGTCACCGTCTTGCGATACCATTTCGTGCCATTGGTCTCGGTGAACGCCAGCTCGAGGCTGTAGTGCATCGTGTAGGTGTTCCCGTCTGGCGCAACTGGTCCGCCGTAGCAAGTCAGCGTTCCGGAGCTTCCGCCGAAACAGGTATTCCCCAGCATCGTGCCGCCGTTGTAGTCAAGCGAGCCGAAGGTGTGAGAGATCGGGGTGGCGTCGACCGACCGGTAACCACGCAGCGCGGTCATGCTGAATTTCGGGTAGTTGCCGATCCCCACGTAGGAGGCTTCCACCGTCGCCCAAGTGCTCGGGGCCCAGAGGGTGCCGACGGTGCCGAGCGTGGCGCTGGTCTGATAGGTCACGGTCACCAAGAAGTCTACCGGGACCTCGACGGGTGGGCTGAGGAAGACGTCGAGTGCGGTCCAATATCCGATTGTCTTCGCGTAGGATTTCGCCCGCCCAGGCATCGGGAAACTCCCGAGTTTGTGCTGGGTATAGTTGACAGCCGAAGGATCGCTGCTGCCGTCCGCCGATTGGATCACGCTGACCGTGTAGATCGTATACCCAGCATCAATGTGGTAATCGTCACGGATCACGATGCCTTGGGCCGGCTGAATCCGGGTGCCCAGAGAGATATCTGTGACCTCGCGGGTGCCATCGTTCTTCGCGACGATGTTCTCGGAGATGAGACCGTGACCTTCAGCCCACTTGTAATCATAGATGATCGTGCCGTCCTCGAACCGGGAGCCGTTGCGCTGCGATGAGGAGATCAAAACCACGGATCCGCCAAGCGTCGGCGAGGGTGCGCTCGGCACCGCATTGATCGACGTGATTGAATAGACGACAGCGCGGCCGTTGTTCCGAACGACGGTATCCGAGGCGATGATTCCTTGGCCGTGGGCATAGGTTGCGCTCCAGATCCGGTGACCGTCGCTGTCCTCGTAGGTGACGGCGATCAGCTCCGTGCTCGCCGGCGGAGAAATGGGGTTAGAGCTAACGCTTGGATCACTGAGCTGCTTGATCTTGTAGACCGTGCAGCCCGTTGTTCCCTGATCTGGCGAGAGCCGATATTCGATATCGAGGGAAATCTGGCCGTTGCCTTTCGCGAAGGCGTAGGTCCGGACCGGCAAACCGCCGGGATACTCTACCTTCTGCGAAATATTGATGTATCCGGCGGGCGTCGGCGGGACGTCGTTGACGTAAACCAAGGTGCGCAAAAGTAGAGCTCCGTCATTGCGCGTTTCGTCAGATTGACTAATCAATCCGTGGTTTATGAAGTCACGTTTTATCCTTCTGAGTGTGCCATCATCTGTTCGCGATTCAGTTTTAAGGACACATTGCGTCCAAGGTGCAGAAGCTAAAGTTGTCCCAGGCACTCCATATACCGCTGTTCCAGTAGAAAACTGTAGGTAGTTCTGGGATACAGTGATAAGTCCATCTTGGCCAATGGCCACATCAGCATTCCCAACGACCGTCTCAAGAGCAGAATCTATTTGTTCAAAGATGCGGGTGAGTACGGCAGGGCGGCTTTCGGGACTTTGCTTCGAATCTCCTAGGGGCTCCTGGCCGGCGACATCCTGCTTGATGAGCCTCGTGTCCGTGTATTTCTCGTCAATCGTACCCCAAGGAAGCCAAGCCAACGCAAGAATCTCAGCCGGAGTTTTTACGGCGGCCGGGAGTGCATCGTACTTTCGCGTCACCCGAAGACGCAAGTCTGGTAACCGTTCTACGGTCGGCAGGCGATTCCTAAGATCGAGAAAACTCATGCTGCTATATTCCGGTCGATTTCAGACGGATTCATCCCCAGATTACTAATGATCCATCGGTTTAGGGCATATCTTTGCTTGTGGGATAAACTCATTCTCATGCGCGTTTCGACTGAAGCCTTCTTACCCTTGCGTGCTAGACTGATCTTGTCTCGGCTGGTCATGGAATGCTTTCGACCAGTCCAAGTAGCGATCGCTCTTATCGAGATTTCCCTCGAATGTCGTCTGCCAGCAATGCGCATCTTCTCCTTTGTGGCCTCAGAGACAGAATGACCGTGATGAGCTAGACCCATTTTTTTACGAGTTTCTTCGCTCGCTATCCTTTTCTTTGCCGAATTACTCATTCGTTCCCTGGTAATCGGATTTGCGAGAGCAGCTCTTAGTTTAGTTTTTTGTCCTTCCGATAGCTTTGTTCCTAAGGTCGATCCAGCCAAAGGAGCTATATTGTAGCCCGTTTTGGGGTCCGCAGTTTGGAACTGAGTAATAAAGAATTGCTCGCGTCGGATACAATCAGCCGGTGGGCATCGCTCTAGGATAGCGAATTCAAAGGCCGCTTCTCCATCCCTATCCCATGCCCGCTGGAGATGAAGGCTGTGATGCTTCCCGTGGCGCAGATGATTTCTGTGTACCGCCCAGCGGTGACTGAAACCGCTTGCTGCACTCCCGATGTACCTCTTGCCGTTTAGGGTATTGAGAATGCAATAGACTCCAGTCTCGATCACACCGGACATGGGCAACGGAATCGCGCCAAAGTCATTGAAAGGCAAGTTCTGATGATACCATTCCCATTTGACTTATGATTTTCGGGGAATCTGCCTGCGACTATGTCAGAGACACCCGCCCACGCGGAGCCCGCTGGGACCACCGCACCGACAGCTACTCCGGCAGCGGCAACACCCGCAGCCAGTTCTTTACCAAGTCAGGACGCAGATTTTGCGAGACAGATTGAGCAGGCACACACGCCGGCTGAAATCGCAGGAGTCTTGCAGAGCCTCACCAAGAGGTCTCCCGCACCACCTCCGCCGAAGCCAGCCGAGCCAGCGCCGGCGCCAGCCGAACCCACCGCCGGGGAAACCCCCGCAGGCGAGACCCCGGCCGAGACCCCCGCTGAGACGCCACCAGGCGAGGAAACGCCTCCCGCTGAAACACCAGCGGAGACGCCAGCCGAGCCCGCGGAGCCAGAAGAGCCGGCCGAACCGAGCGAGACTGACCGGGATGCCCCCGTCACTCCGAGCACGGCAAGGAAGATCGGTTTGAGGCTCCCCGAAACCGACGAAGTCGGACGCCTAGCCACCGCCTTTATGAGGCGGAACGCCGATTGGACGCTGGAAGAGGCGATGACCGCCGCCAAGAAACAGCTCGGGATCAAACCCAGCACGGCAGCGGCACCAGAAACCCCAGCGGCACCCAAAGACCCGGATCTTCCGGACACCATCGAAGCGGTTGACGCTAAATTGATGGAGCTCGAGGAAGGTCTGGACAAGGCGGCTGAGGAGCTCGACACCGTCAAGGAGGCGAGAATTCACCGGCAGTTGAGGAAACTCGACCGTCACCGGCTCAGTCTTCAGGCACAAGCAGCCCAAGCAGAAGCGACTAACCACACCGCCTACAATCGGGAATTCGACGCCTCGCAGACGCGAGCGGTTGAAGTGTATCCTTTCGCGGGAGACCCGAAGAGTGAAGGTGGCAAGTTGATGGTGGAGATCGAGGATGCCCTCGAGGCAACTCAAGACCCTCGGTTTCATCACCCCAACAAGCCGTACCTCGTGGCACAGATGGCCGCTATGGAATTGGGTATTGCGCCTCGCAGAACAGGAGCGCCCGCCGCGCCGGCAAAGCCCGCGGCCACAGTCCCGGCGGCTCCAGGTCCCCGGAAGGGCATCCTCCCGTCCGGTTCAAGCCGAACGGCGGTACCAACGGGTACGAATCCAAACACGGAGTTCGCGAAGGCCATTTCAGCGGCGAAAACACCCTTGGACTTGAGGCGAGCGACAGAGAAGCTCGGAATCAAGCTTCCAGGCATGTAGTTCCAGCCGTTTTGATGGACTGAGCGATACTCCCCTCGCCGGCGGGCAGCCGGTTATCGTTCGATCCATTTCAAAACATGAGCTGGGATATCGGCACAAACAACACAGCGACAGCCCTTGCCGCGCTGTCCCCTGACTCTGTCCGCATTTTGTGGCAGAAGCAGGTCGACGTCTTCGAGCAGACCGAAGACTTTTTCATGCAGTTCGAGGGGACCAATCGGGACTCTCCAATCTTCGTCATCAACGACACCGCAGCCGGCAAGGGCCTCAAGTTGCGGATCACCAGCCGCGCCGGGTACTATGGCCCGGGCAAGAGCGGCGACGATCTGTTCGAAGCCAAGGAAGACTTCGAGACGGACGTCATCAACAGCATGGAGGTCGATGTGGACTTCCTGCGCAACGCCGTCTCGATCACCGAGCGGACCGACGAGTTCATGGGTATGGTCGGCGAGCTGGCTTCGGGCCAGACCATCGAGCTCGGCAAGTGGATGGGCCGCGAGAAGACCGCCCGGATCATGATGACCTACATTCTCAAAGGCGGCGGCGAGAATCTCCTCATCGGCGGCGGGCACGCCAGCCAGGACAGCATCGTCACAGCGGACGGCCTGGTCTACAACGATATCCTGTTCATGGGCCAGGCGCTCAAGCCGTTGGGCGGCGCCCCCTGCGAGACGGGAACGGTGCGCGGCGTGCCGGTCCTCAAGTATTGCGTGGTCGGAGTCACTCCCGGCCTCTTCAGCCTCAAGCAGGACTCGGACTACAAGCTGATCATCAAGGACGCGATGCCGCGTGAAAAGTACGACGAGAATCCGCTGTTCACCGGTGGGTATGCGGAGCTCGACGGGCATTCGATCCGCGAGTACAACCCGATCGACCATGACGGCTACGGGCCGGTCGGCAGCGCCTTCAATCCGAAGGCCTTCCTTGGGGGCGCGATCTCGGCCGGCACGGCGGCATTCGATCTTCTGGGCGGTGGTTCGGCCGCCGCGGCAGCCCTCACGAAGATCCAATACTTCCGGTTCTTCCCCAACTACGCGTTCGAGTTCCTCCCGAGCGACATCACCACGCCGGCGACGGCGCAGCAATACCTCCTGGTCGTCAATCCGAAGAATGCCACGGTCGATCCGGGCAAGGTCGGAATGTACGGGTTCACGACCGGCAACAACGGCAACAAGATCACCGTGAACCTGCGCCTGGCGCCGCTCACGAATGGTCCGGTTGCCGAGCAGACGGTGGGCAATGTGACCTGGAATACCGGAGTGTGGGCCAACCGCCACACCCAGACGCACCCCATCGGGGCGACGGTGTTGCTCTGCAACGCGAACGGCGTGCCGATCGGCGACACGATCATGTTCGGTGCGCGGAACATCGTGCGCGGCTACGGCAGCATGCGCAACAAGCGCACCCAATGGCTCGTGGACGGCGATTTCGAAACCCGCAAGTACATCACGTCTGTCTTCGGGCAGGCGCTCCGGAAGAACGTCCGGAACGTGTACCCGGGCTACGTCCGCCTCCGCCACGCCCTCCACTATCCGGAGCTCGGTCTCCCGGTGGTGGTCTGAGTAGTTTGGGAGAGTAGTGCTCAACCGGGGCGCCCGGATCGTGGGCGGGCGCCCCTTCCCTTTTATGGCAAAGCTCATCATATACGTGACCGGAAGGCCGTTGATTCACGGCTACAAGCAGGGCCCGTTCATCTGGAGCGAGACCCTCAGAACCTATGTGTATCAGGGTAAGGAGTTCAGCGAGCAGGAGTTCAACGCCATCGCCGAAAAGACGATCAAGGACTATGACCATCTTCATCCCGCGGTGAAGGTGAGCGAGTTCAGCGTGACCAGCCCGCCCATTGCTCCCAGCGCGGCGACAGTCAACGGCCGCGAGATCACCGTCGACCAGGCGGAAGCCGTGATGCTTCGCTTGGCGCCCGAGCGGCTCAAAAAGAAATCCGGTCCCAAACCACTCTTCGCGGGCGCATGACGCATGCTGACAATTACGCAGGTTCGGGATGACCTCCTGAGCAAACTCAATATCGAGGATGCGACGCTCGCCACGGCGCTGCAGCTTCAGGACGTCGTCATCGCGATCAACGGGGCAATGCAGACGCTCCAGGTCGCCGGCCAGGACTTTTTCACCCGCGAGAAGCTGACCATCGGGTTTTCCGCCGGAACGGCGATGTACCCGATCAGTCAGACGATTCAGGCGGTTATCGGGCCCGTCCGGCTCAACGACAGTCAGCCCTTGCGGGCGCTCGGCAGTCGCGGCGAGCTCGACCAGTTTGACCGAATCTTTCGCGGCGTCGCCGACTACGGAGCAGCCCAAGGCGATCCGATTGCCTACTGGGTCGAGAACATTCGTTACCCCGCCGGCCCGGACGCCAATCAAATCAATATCTGGCTGGCGCCAGTTCCACTCAGCAGCGGCTCGCTCGTTATCGAAGTCGTTAAGGATGCTCCTGCCTACGACGTCGCCGCGCTCGCCGGCGGAACTGCTCTGCCGGTGGCGCAAGCCTACACGGAATCGATTTTCCTTCCGATCGCCAGGATGCTCATTACTCGATCCAGCCTCTTCAGCCGGCCGGATATCGTCGAGGGGCTCACGGCTGATTATCAACTCGCCATCGCTCGACTGGCTGCCGCTGGCGGCTTCCCGAACATGGCTCAACCCGAACCGCCGAGGGAGGTCACCGCATGACGACCATTGAATTCTTCCATAGGCTCGGCCGGCGAGCCCGCGGCGGGGACTTCACCGCGCTTTCCCTCACGGAATGGACGGACCTCCTCGAGGCCGGCAATTCCGCGTTGAATCGGCTCTACAACGCGCTGCCGATGTATTTCAAGGACACGCCGGTTGGCTTCAACCTAGCGGCTCCGAGAATTACCACCGTCGCGGTCACTGAAGGATCCCCGGATCTCTCTTCGGACGTCTTCGCGCCGGCCGAGATCGGCCGGTCTGTCCTCCTGGCTGGAGATCCGTCCTGGAATCAGATCCTCGGCACGGGCACGGTTCTCAACCCATACAACGCGCCGAGCGGCACGGTGCAGGCGACGGTCTATGGGGATGCTTTCTGGAGCGAACGGTATCCCTTCGACCGCCTCATCGGCAGTCCGCGTTTTTCCGAACAGTCCGCCCTCCCTCTGCTCCGCAGCGAGCTTGCTCGATCGAGCTACGCCTCCCTGTTCTATCAGACCGTTGGCCGGCCGCAATGCTTCTGGACTCAGAGTTTGGGCAACAGCCAGGGCAATGAACCGATCATGGTTATGCGGTTCGCGCCGGCGCCGGACAAGGTTTACCCCATGACGTGTCGGATCGCCTTCTGGGCAAAGCGGCTTGTGCTCAACGATCTAATGGCGGCGAGCACGCTGCCGATTCCGGATCAGTTCCTAGAGACGGCTTTCATCCCGCTCGCCATCAAGGCGCTCATGTCCACGCCGATCTGGGACAAGACCCGCAGCGATCCGAAGCAGGTCAATCAAGACGCGATCGAGGCGGAAGCCTTTCTGCGAAATCAACCCGGTCAGCCTGGCGCGCCGGACAACCGCGTTTTCACCCCAATCGGCTTCTAACCCATTGCTCTTATGGCACCAAAACACAATTACGGCGCTGCCCAGAAAAGCGGAGCCCTCCTCGTCAATATCGCCAACGATGGCGGTCTTTACATTGCCGACACCGATACCCATTTGGGTGATTGGACGTCCATCCTGGCAACGACTGCGGCCGTTGCGGCACTCGTGTCCGACAACCTCACCGGCACACTGACCTCCGTCAATATCGCCGCCGGCGTCGAGATCAAAGGCCACTTCACCAGCATCAAGCTGGCCTCTGGCACGGTCATTGCCTACGCCTGATGAAGACTCGACCAGGCGCCGCCATCTACAACCCGCCCGGGACCTCGATGGGGACCGCGGCCTCGATCGATGCCGGCATCACGTCCGAGACCGATCTCGCGGCCGTCGTCACGTCGATTCTCAATCCCGGCGCCATTCGGGAATGGGTCAAAGCGGCCGATGGGACCGTCCAAGTCTGGCGGCTGATCGCCGGTACGGTCCTGCCAGGAGAGGGTATCGTCATTCCGAATGACTGGAGTGGGGTACGGCCGCTCTTCTGGGCAAAGGCCTCGAGCTGATCTTGTGAAAAAACTACTGTTCGGTTTGCTCCTCTGTGTGGCCGCGAGGCTCGCAGCGGTCTCCGTCAACGACGTCAAAGTCTCTCAGGCGACTACTACTGTACCGACCTACACGGACCGGTTCATCACGCCGGCGGCCGTAGGTGTCTGGGGATTCGATGCGAGCAATCACCCGGTCTTCTACGGCCTCGGGGCGAACGTCAGCATCATCAACGGCAAACTCGAGGTCTCCAGCACGATCGGGACGGCCTGGGGAAACATCAGCGGCAATATCGCGCTGCAGACCGACCTGCAGACGGCGCTGGGGCTGAAGGCGAACACCTCGAGTCTCGGCACCGCGGCATTCCAGCCGACCGGAGCATTTGACCCCGCCGGCGCCGCGGCGGCAATCACCCTGGCCGGTCTCGGAGGCGTTCCCACCTCGAGGACAATCAACACCCATGCCCTCAACGCGAACCTCGTTCTGACCGCCGCGGATCTCTCCCTGGCGACGGTGGCGACCTCCGGAGCGTATGCTGACCTCACCGGCAAACCGTCCCTTTTCTCGGGCGCTTATGCCGATCTGACAGGCAAACCTACTCTATTTTCGGGTGCCTACGCGGATCTGACAGGCAAACCGACCCTTGGGACGGCCGCAGCGCACGACATTGGCTACTTCGAGCTGGCGCTCGGAAACCCAAGCGTCACCGGCTACGTCCTCTCGAGCACAACGCTGGGCGTCCGCTCGTGGATTCCGATGACCGTTGGCGGCACGGTGACCAGCGTAGGACTTTCGCTGCCTACAGGGTTCACTGTAACCGTCTCGCCGATCACAACCTCGGGTACGCTCACGGCTACCTTTGGCGTGACTGGTATCCTCAAGGGTGCCGCTGGCGCTTTTGTCGCAGCCAGCGCGGGGACGGACTATGTTGTCCCCCACACGACCCTTGCCGGCTATGGCATCACGGATGCGGTGCCGAACACGAGGACTGTCGCCGGTTATCCGTTGTCGAGTGACGTTGGCCTTACCTATACAGACGTCGGCGCGGCGCCAGCGGCCGGCAACAGCAGCATCGTCAACCTGGGAGTCATCGTCTCGGGCGTCTGGCACGGCACGTCGATTGATACGGCCTACACGGATGCGAAGGTCACCAGTGTTGCAACACGCACCGGTGCGGTGAGTCTGACCGCGGCGGACATCGGCGCAGGAACCTTTCCGTCTGGCGGCTACACGATGCAGGGCAATCTACTCTTCTCGGCTGATGCGACCTATAACATCGGCGCGGCTAGCGCGACTCGACCAAATATCGTTTACGCGGCCACGAGTTTCATCGTGGGAGGAACGGTCAACAATGCCCATCTGATTATCGACGGTGCCGCGGGTTCAACCCGACATCTCATCTATCGGACAGCGGGCGTGAATCGCTGGCATCTCCACGCGACCAATGCCGCGGAATCCGGCGGTGATGCCGGGTCAAACTTGGAGATGGAAGCCTATACGGACGCTGGCGTCCTCATCGATAATCCCCTGAAGATCGATCGCGTTGCTGGCGGGACGATTACTTTTTCTTCAGCCCGTCCAATCTCATTTGGGACTGTGTCTGCTGGAACTTGGCACGGCACGGCGATCACTGACACCTACATTGCCAGCGCAACGACTTGGAACGGTAAAGCTACCGCTGGCGCGGTCGGCAGCTCGGGGCTGACGATGAACACCGCGAGGCTGCTCGGCCGCAGCACGGCTGCGGTCGGTGCGATCGAGGAGATCACGCTCGGTACCAACTTAACCTTCAGCGGAACGACTCTCAACGCAGCCGGCGGTTCTACGTCCTTCGCCAACCCATCCGCGAACGTCTCTAATACCGTCGTAAACGGGTCTGCCTCGACGGCCATGCGGTCAGATGCGGCACCAGCGATTTCGACGTCCGCGGCTTTGCAGTTCGCGACCCTGGGCTTAGGGACCGCCATCACCGGAACGCACGTCATGGACATTCAAGCCGTGAACAAAGTCGCGGCGGGCTTTGGTGACCTAGTTGGGTCGGGGGCGCTGTTCTACTTCAACGTCCCGACCGGCTTCGTCGACCTGTTTTCGCGGAATAATCATCCGATCAAGGTTTCGGGTTTCAGCGGTTCGGAAGTCGAATGGGCCCGGTTCACCGCGGCCGGCAATCTTCTGATCGGCGGGACCGCGGAAACCGGCCTGACCGGCGCCGGCGGAATGTTCCTTTACGGGACGACGGACGCGACGTCGGGGGCCGCGGGGACGCTGATCTGTTCGGGCGGGATCTATGTTTCGAAGAAAATCTGGACGTCTTCATCGATTAACACCGCGCTGACGACGGATGCGACGACGACGGCGACCGGATCGATCATCACGGCCGGCGGGATGGGCGTCGCGAAGACGATCTGGGCAAACGCGATTCATCTTCCCTCTTCGGGTTTCGCGATGCGGGACACGTCCGCGGCTTACGATCTAACGATCGCTTCGACATCATCGACCGCCTTCACGGCCGGCCGGACGCTGACCCTGGACATGGTCAACGCGGACCGCACGCTGAAGATCCAGGGAAACCCGACCCTGGACGACTGGTTCAATCAGAGCGTCAAGACGACAGCCACGCCGCAGTTTGCGCGGATCGGACTTGGGGCTGCAGCGGACGCCACGATCCTAGCGACCATCGCCGGTAAGTCCCAGATTGTCTACTCCGGTACGACGATTGCAACTAACCCAGCCGAAGGCGGACAGTCGATGCTGACGATTAGTAGTAACCCAACCGGCTCCGATGGCTCACAATCGGCGCTTCTCTTGCAGCGTAACACTTCCTCTACGAATGTTCTAGTATCTGGGGCGATCCTTCAAGCGAACTCAACGGGAACCGCAGCGGCAGGCTTCGGCACTCGCTTTCGTTTTGATATTAAAGGCTCAGATGGCACGATTCGCACAATGGGAGGCGTGGGAGTGATCCTAGAGAATACGACTGATACGGGAAGCCTAGTGTTTCAGTCGACTAATGCGGGAACTCCAGCAATCGCGCTTCAACTTTATGGCGACCTTCACGCTGTTTTCTCCAGTTCCATCACGACCGGCGCGCCGACCGGCGGTACGGCGGCGGCGTGGAAGCTCGGCTCTGTCGTCAGCGGCATCGCGGCCACGATGGTCACGACCAATTATGTTCAGGTCGATATTGGTGGGGTACTCGTTAAACTTGCCACCGTTACGTCTGTGCCCTAGTATGCGCCATGAACAGAAGATTTAAGATCATCTGCGCAAATTGTGGATTACCAGTCGTGAGAAGTAACCCGGTGCAGACTTGTTCATTCGAGTGTCGCTCCGCGCTGCAACTGAAGAAACTTATACGACAGAATCCCGTTGCACAATGCCCGGTCTGTGGAGAAGACAGGCATCTTATCTATCGCGCAAAATTACATAGAGTCTGTAGCAAGAAGTGTGCGGCGACCATTTACGGAAGATACCAGCACAATCTGAAGCTGACGCTTCCCCCTCGGAGTAAGGATTATCCGTGTAAGTTGTGCGGCACTCCATTCTCACAGAAACGCCCGAATGAATACTTCTGTTCCTCCAAGTGTTTCGACGGATGGCGTTATCTCCATAAGAAAAAAGATCAAATTGCCAAAAGGCGTGAAGCTCGCTATCAAGCAATGAGCCCGTGCGCCCTTTGTGGGGTGGATTATCAAACAATCTTAACAGCTAAATGTCTCGGCTCGCGAATGCACCAGCAAAAATTTGTCAAAGATCACATTCTTCCTCGGTCGCACGATGGAGACGATTCCCCCGATAACTTGAGAAATCTTTGTTGGTTCTGCAATACAGCACGTCGAGATATCTCTTCTGATTATGATAAGGCGATTGCGGCAGCAGGAAAGGCATTTTGGGATGAGATACGCAAACTGGCTACAGGCACGTCGGTTCCAGTAATCCCGTCAGACGGTATCGCTATTTGTTGACGCCGATCAAGCGAAGGACCTAGCTGAAGATCCCATGAAATCGAAACTCCTCCTGCTCTTCCTCCTGGCGCCGGCGCTGGCATTCGCCGATGCCAAGCTCACCAACGTTCAAGCGAACGAGCTTTTGACGGTCCTCAGCCAGGTCGGCCCAGGCTTGACTGCCCAGAACACCACGCGGATCGCCCGCGATATCAACGCGCTTCGCCCGATCGTGGAGGCCTGGGCCAAGGGTGACCAGGCGGCGCGGGAGCGGCTCAAGATCACCGCCGGCATGAAGAATGACGCACCCGAGGCTCTCGCTTATCTCGCGGAAGCGAAGAAAAACGGCGAGGACAGTTCGCCGATCACCCTGCAGCCGGTTATAGTCTCCGACGAGGAGATCACCTCAGCCAAGATCACTCCTGCCACTCTCGCAGTCTTCCTGCTCTACCTCAGCGAACCAGCGAAGAAAAACCCGTGAGTACAAAGGAACAAAATCGGGAATACGACCGGCGTTATCGTCGACGGCACGCTGCCGAGCTCCTAGCTCGCAGACAGCTATATCGTCGCGATCACGCAGAAGAATTAAGAGCGAAGCGGCGTGCCTACTATCTGGCGGATTTAGCGGATCCAGCACGGAGGAAGCTCATAATCGAACAACGGCGAGAAGGATTGGAGCGCTGGCGTCGTACCGAGAAAGGAAAGCGATATTTAAGCGCGTACCAGAAGATGAAGATGGCTGATCCTCAATATCAACTGGCGCAGAACGTTCGCGTTAGAATCGGAGATGCGCTCAGGATCAGTGGAGCGCCCAAAGCTGCGAGGACACAGAATCTGCTCGGATGCACGATCAAACAATTAAGGGATCACTTAGAACGCCTTTTCCTTTCCGGAATGGGTTGGCACAATCGCAAATTGTGGCATGTCGATCACGTTCGTCCCTGTGCATCTTTCGATCTAATGGACCCTGCGCAGCAGCGCTGCTGCTTTCACTATACCAATCTCCAGCCACTCTGGGCGGCTGACAACATCAGAAAATCCGACAAGATAATCGCTTAAATGAACATCATCTTAAGTCTAGCGGTCCATTATCTTTATGGCTTGTTTGCTCAATCATGGCAGGGAGGAATCACCGCCATTTCTGTTATCGTTAAAGAATTCGCTGAGGGAAAGCTGGCCTCGCAGGGGATTTGGGTCACGGTCTGGCATGCCTTTATTTCGGGCGTTGCCGTGAATGCTTTCTTGTATCTTTATGCCCATCCCCTTCCGGCCGCGCTCCCACCTGGGATTGCTGATACGCCGATGGCCCGGCTGCGGCAGGCGACTAATCCCGCCGCTGTTCTTGTTCCGTCTCAACCCGCGAAACCGATCACTCCAACTGTCCCAACCGCACAATGAAAAACCTACTCCGGATCCTCACCCTCTTCGCCCTCCTCTGCATGGTGGTGGGCGTTCCGTCTGCTTGCGCCTCCACCGGCACGGCCGCCGTCGGCAAATCCGTCGCCGCCTATATCGTTTCAGTGGATGGCACTCAGCCAATGACCTTTCAGTGGAACAAGGATGGTGTACCTATCCAAGGGGCAACAGGAATCGCCATCCCCGCTTGGGTTCCAGCCGGGCCAACTATTCCGAATTCTGCTTTCGTGATTGCGGCGGTGGCTCCGGCTGATGCCGGGACCTATACCTGTACGGTCACTAACGCGGCCGGCTCGACGACTTCTGACCCGGCTGTTCTGACTGTTCTGGTCGCTCCGAGCGGTGCGGTTACGGGCATCTGGTCGAAGCCCTAAACCACATGAAGCGCCTGCTCTTGCTCCCTTTGCTCTTCCTGGCGGGCTGCGTGGTCACGCTGCAGACCACGCCAGACGTCAACTATTGGTCCTATAGTGGCGCGGCCGATGGTTCGCTGGTCCTCACCAACCCGGCGAATCCCGCCGGGCTGCTCCTGCGGTCGGGCCCGCTGCCGATCTATAATCTGCCCGAGCTCGTTATCGATCTTTCGAAGGTCGATTGCTCGGGCTGGAATGACATTCTGAAATTCAGCCGCGTGGTGAACATGCAAATCGGGCATGTCGTCGTGAAGACCGATGGCCGGCAGAAGGAAAACGCAGCCGACTTTAACAATCTCTGCTCAAATATCACGATTGATCGATTGGAACTTCAGGAAGGGCAAGAGTGTGCGCTTGTCGAAAAAGGTGGATGTACTGATATTCGCTTTGGGTCCCTTATGATTACGCCGGGAAATGGCAATTGTGACGTCGAACTCGGCGGGATCTCTACTGAGTCAATTCTTGCAACAACGCTCATCACCGCGACCGTGAATATGGCGAGCGGCAAGCCGGTCCGCCTCCGCCTCATCAACGTCGCTCAACCCCTCATCTTCTCCGGCAATGTCACCCAAACTTGGTAAACATCTCCCCATGAGAAATACAAAGATCACCCTGCAACTGCTGTTCGTTACGGTTGCCCTTGGCCTGCTCGCGGCCTGTGGCACTACCTTGGCACCAGGAGGCGCCTATTCCGACGTCAACCTTGCTCAAACTGACCAAGCTATCCTTGACGCCAATGGTGCGATGGACGGCTTTGTCCAATGGGAAGCTGCCAATCACACGTTTCTGCTGAAGTATCAGGAAGTCGGCGCTCTGGCGGCTATTATCACCGCACAGAAAGGTGGTTGGGTGAAAGAAGCCTATGCTGCTCGAGATGCCTACGCTTCCGCCAGCCAGGCGTATAAAGCGGCTATAGCCGCCGGCAAAACCGCCGACCCTACAGGGCAGAATGCAGCGCATGATAAACTCATCGCGGCGCTCGCTGTTCTGACCGACGTCACCAAACAGGTCGTAGCCTATAGGGCTGCGCATCCTCCTACAGCCTGACCGAGCCGCCCCTTCGCGTTCGCAACCACAATCCTGTTAATTCACCCTATGGATCCTTCTCCCACAACTCCTCCAGCGACGCCGGCCGCGGCCGTCTCGCAATTCACGGCAGATGATGCCGTCGCCATCCTTAACACGCTCGGCACCCTCGTTGCCACAGCCATTCCCGGCGAAGCTGCGGCAGTGGCCGCTATCACTGGCGTTGTCCAGTTGATCGACAAGACGATCATTCCTGGCGTTCAGCATTTGCTGGCGCACGAGATCAGTGTCGTGCAGCAAGCCGCGCTCCAGGTCCAGTCGGCTGCCCTTCGCGTGCTGGTCGGTGCCCCACCGGCAACAACCAACTGAGGCACCCTGCCTTTTCGATACACTGAAGACTGGCTTTCGAGCCAGTCTTCTTTCTTTATGCTCTCCACGATCCGATACCTTGCAGAACTCAAGATCGACATTCCCCCGCTGACCATCGTGGAGATCGCGGAGCTCTTCGCCATCATCGGGACCGTGTTCACCGTCGGCACGAGTGCCTTCCTGCTCTTCCTGTCGAATCGGTTCATGAGCAAACGGGCGTGGCATGCCATCCATGCTGAAATCCGGCAGGACGAGCAGAAGATCGAATCCACGCTCAAGAAAGAGGAGGCGGATCTTGCAACGCGGCTCGGCTCAGTCGAGCGGATCCAGGGTAGTCTCGTTCAGGACCGCGTGGCGCTGACGGAATTGACGGATAAAGTTGCCGTCATCTCGGAGCGCCAGCAAACGGTTCTAAAGACCTTGGCCGTCATCGATCAGCTCAATCTCGTGGTGAAAGAATCGACCAAGCGGCTCGAAGAACTACTCACGATCCACTTGGAGAAGATGGACTCTTTTGTCGTCGGCATTGATCGCCGTGTGACCGTGCTCGAGACGAAGGACAAGGTCCGGCACGGTCGAGGATCCAGGGCAGACCGCGACTCAGGCGGCGGGGGCTGAGGGTTTCGGTGGGAGGCTGGTCCGGACAAAGCCATCGCCGACTTTGGCAATCAGATTTTGGCGCTCGCATTCACTCTGCATCTCGTCCCAGAAGCTCGGTGTGTGGGCACCCCCGGTCCGTGCTTCCTTGAGGATTACGTGGATACTCTTGGGCGGGCTGCCGGGATTTGGGACATACGCGAGGAAGCGCTCGAGGCTATGGCCGATCGTCAGTTTTTGTGTGGCCGCTTGCTTCTTGCCGGTGCCATTCGTGCCCACTCCTTCGCCGTCATGCTCCCAAACGACCAACTGACGTTCACGGCCGCCGACCTTCATCTTGCCGGTTGAGTGCTTCAGGTTGATGTGGGTGACCGGCTGGAGGGTGTAGCCAGCGCCTTGCGCGACCTTCTTCACAAGGCCGGCGTTCATCGCACCCTTGCCCAGGCGGAGCACGTAATGGCCGGTCTCGTCGGTCGGCTGGAGGAAACAGGAACCCCGCGGCCAGTTCGCCCAATAGGAGGAGCCGATGCCCATGTAGATCGCCTCCCAGTCCTGCATCTCGTCGTACTGCTTGCCATCGGCACCAGGCGGTTTCCCGGTGTGGTGGACGATGAAATACGCGGCATGCCGGTCCGCGTTCACCTTCTCCAGATTGGTGATGGCCCGCTGTGCCGCCTCCGACTTCGAAATGTCTCCTTCGGCGTAAAGGTAGAGCGGGTTGATGCCGATGACGTCGGGATTGTGCATCCGCTTCAGGCGCTCAAGTTCCCGGTAAAAGTCCGGTCCGGTGCAGCCGCGCAGCGATTTAACGATGACGTTCTTCTTCAGCAAAGCCTCCTCGTCCGCCGTCAGTTTATTCACGTAGGCGTAGCTGCCGCGGATTTTGCCAAGGTAGCGGTCGCTGTCCTCGTGCTGGATGATGAGGCTCTTCAGCGGCCCGGAGCACCGCAGACCGTGCCAGGGGCGCCCCAGCGCCCAATCCTGGCACATATCGAGCTGCAAGGGGCTCTTGCCGGATCCGGTCACACTCACGAGGAACAGCGCGCCGCCGCGGCCGACGAAATCCTCCCCGCCGATCAGAATGTCTGGATCATCGTCCGCCGGATAATTGAAGTCGGTGATGGGCCTGCCGTGGTCGATCTGGCGTCCGGCAGAGGCATCAACGACTGTCTGTAGCTTCTTCTGCTGGTTGTCGAGAAATTCATCAATGTCGCCGGTAAACTGGAAAGCCTGCTCGACGGCGGCGGTGTTGGCCTTGATCGTTTCGCGCAGGAGCCAGAGATCACGAACCTTGCTGATGAAATAGGTGGCTTCTGCCGTCGTTGGGATCTTGGCAGTAACTCCCATGATATAGGGTATGCCACCGATCGACTCGAGTTGCTTTTGATCTCTGAGCTCCGAAATGAGGACCTCAAACGAGACCGGCAGCTTAGCATCCTGTATTTCACAGAGCCGCGCATAGATGATCTGATTGGCCGAATGATAGAACGCGGCCGATGGGATCTTCGCTTGGCGGGCCCGGGTCAGTGTATATCCGTCATCAAGCAAGCAAACCGAGATTAAGTTCTCCTCTGCATCGAAATTGTGCGGTGGGGTGCGTCCACCGCCGCGGTCTTGGCGTTGGTCCTGCGGCGTGATGGCCGGACGATAGCCGGTCGTGGTTATCGGCTTGGCGACGGCCGGCGACGGTATTGGCGGCGGCTCGTCGTCTCCCAAGTAAACGCAATCGCTTTCGCTCATAACTCGACGCAGTTCTCTACCGGTTGCTCGCCATCGGAAAGGTCCACAAACTCGAGCTGGGGAACCTTCTTCTTGGCTTGGGGGCTGCGGGCGCGAAGCTCGGCCAACCGCTCATCGATCTTCGCCTTCGCCTCCTTGTAGCTCGTGAGGGCGCGGTCCTCATGCAGACCAAGGCGCCCGAGAAAGTTCATCTGTTGCACGGACGCCAGCCCCAGCTTCCGGCGCTTGAGCAGTTTGTCGATTAGGTGGGAGGCGAAGCCGGAGTTGGTCACCTTCGTGGCATCGATACCCAACTGAGTGAGGAGCCTTGCTTGGCCCTCGGACGGTTTGTTGATTTCCCAGCGGGAGGAGGGCTCATACATCTCGAGCTCCTCATCGTGGATCGAGACCGCGAAGCTGAGTGGGTCGATCACCCTGGCCTTGCGGTTCTTGACCTCCGCCATGCGCTTCTCCAGCGCCTTCAGATAGTCCCGGGCGGCAAACTCCGCGAGGTCGAGCAGGTCCCCCTGCTGATCCATTGTCTTCGAATGCTGGGCGATCTCCGCATTCGTGATGACGAGATCCGCCGGCCGGACGAGGTCGAGCTTCTCCGTCAGCCAGAGGAAATCGAGGATGAGCATGTCCGGCTTGAGTGATCCCGCCAGGAGGAGCCGACGTTCCTCCGCGCTGCCGGCGGCATTCAGCGCGGGCACGATCTCCGTCAACGGACGCAGTCCGCGCCCAACGCAATTCCCCACGATGATGGCTTTCCCATTTCTCCTAGTGACCAATGTTCCCAGATCGTTACGCACGCACCAACAGGATTCATTTGGTCGCGACGGAAGGATTTGCCAATTGGGTCGATCAGCACTCGTTCCACCGATCCGGTGGAATAGGCATTTCTTCAGGTGAACCGTCCAATAGGTCGCATTCTCCCGCAAAATCGGAGAGATATTCGCCCGATAGCCGCTCCGAATGGCGGTCGTCTGGAGCCGGTCTGCAAAGGTTCTATTGCCTGTGATGATGTGGTAGCTCCGTTGAGTCCACGATTGTCCACGCTGTTTCGCTCCGTCCCCCTTATGGATGGCCTCTATCAGCACATCAAATTGGTGCGCCGAGAGGCTCATCAATGCTGGCGCGAAATCCTTGCTTACCCAATGCTCCAAGGCACCCCAGCCGCGCAGGTGTTTATCTCTTCCCCTCGGCTTTCCAAATGAGATGGTCCATCGAACATTCGGGCTGCTGCGCTTGAATTGGCTATTACCCCACCAAACGCGCTTCCCAAATTTGAAACCACAGCCCACAAGCATCCGCTCAATATCTTCGCAGTAGGGTTGGTGTTGGCCTTGGTCGATGCAGATTCCTTTCCCTTCTTTGTTCATCGAACCATCCGTCATAAACCAGCCGATGAACCGGATCTCGTCATCAGTCAGTTCCACTCCAGCACTCCCACTGAAACCAGCCGCCGGCAAATAGCTGCCATATCGGTATGCCGCGAGATCAGCCGCGCTCTTGAATTTCCAGCCTCTTTGTTTCTGTCTCCGATCATAGAGCATTTGATGCCCAGCAGTAACGCGAATGTCGCAACTCTGCGTCTTAATCGAAGCCCATGCCTCACCAGCCATCGGCCTTCTGATTACCTCGAGAGCAGGAACATATTGGATCTCCTGCGTTTTCGGATCAAAAGCAGCGACCAACTCTCCGACGGCAACATCTCGCTTCCACCCTTCGAGTGTAAGAATCTCTGTCTCCTCATCGAGACATTGCTCGAGAAGGCTCCGGATCTTGGTCAGCCGCCAGACGGAAATGCAGGAGATTTGAGGATCATCGAATCCCTCGACGAGCAGGTAGGCGTTGATCGTAACCTGCACACGGCCATCCCGTAGCGCCTGCATCTTCTCGTCTCGATCCGGACATTCCCCGGAAACGAATTGGCAACGGATGCCGTGCCGGCTGATGGCCTCAGCCGCCATTTTCGCCAGATGGATCGATGGGACGTAGACGACCGTGCGCCGGCGGCCGATCTCCCGCACCAGGGCGGCGCACATCGCGGCGATGAGCGGTTCGAGCCGGTGGGTTACTTCGACGGGATCGTAGTCATAGCCCAAGGACGTCCGGGTCGACTTCACACCCTTCATGTCGATCTCGACCGGCACCGTCTTAACGATCGGCCGCACGAGCCAGCCGTCCTTCACGGCATCGATCATGTTAAACTGGAAAGGGATGTTCTCGAAGACCTCGGCGAGGTTGCGCTTGTCCCCGCGGTCGGCCGTCGCGGTCACGCCAAGCACCCGGGCGCCCTCGAAGTGCGCGAGGATGCGGGTATAGCTTGCCGCCAAAGAATGGTGGCAATTATGGGCTAGGATGCCGTCGGCGAAATAGTTGCTGTTGCCCTCAATCTCAAGATTGTAGACAAAACCGTCTGGACACACGCGGGCAAATCCTGATCGACCTGCTGGTTCGAGAACCTCAACACGGTCCACCCTAAGCTCTGTAAGACCTCGGTCTTTCTGTGGTCGAGAAAGCGCCATCTGCGGGTCTGGTGTGTCTTCCCATCTACTTCGATCGCCAGCTTCACGGTTGGATCGGCTATATCGACCTTGTACGAATGCGGCAACGAGACGAAACGCTCGCCGACTCCAGAGGTACAAATCGGATATTCCATAAACTCGATCAGCTTGATTGCTCCGGCCAATACCTTCTGTTGCTTGGTCATCTGACCATTTCCCCCGCGACTTAGGAAAGTACGGCCGAAAGACTTGAGAATCATCTTTTGGCGAATTCCTTCCTTCGCCATCGGGTTGTTGCGCTTCATCCGATCCGAAGCGTATTTGCGGTTGGTCGCCGCCATCGTTTTCGAGCTTATCTTCCGAAGAAATTTCTCCCGGCACTTGGCAGAGCAAAAGGCGCGTCCCGTTCTGGCCCATCGAGTCTGCGTTTTCCTGTCTTTCGGTTGAGCCGGCTTGCCGCAGACCCGGCAAATCAAAGGCGGTAGAGCTTTCCGACTCTTCATTCGGGCTTTTGCTTCGCAATCGCTTGAGCAGGTTCGCCGAGCGCAGAATGCGAGAAATTTTGTGCCGCAGACCTTGCAGACCCGTCGATAAATATCCATGAGCCGAGGCTAGGACAACATCATGTGATGTCAATGTCATAGCAGGCAGATAGCCACGTTTGGTGTAAATTGGATGATTCGCTGTGCAGATCAGGGTTCTGCCCCCTTCGAACAGGATCCGGACCATAGATGCCGGCCGTCTCTTAAAGATATTCATGACGCGGCGCAGTTCTCGACAGGACCGCTGGTGATTCCATGAAACAACAAGATCACCTTGGCCGATACTCTCGATAGGCCTGCCATCAACAAGTGTCCCGGCGGGAAAACATTCGTCGACGATCACGAGTCGGAAATGATCCTTGGGCCAGCCGAGGAGCCGGATCTCGCGGGAGAGGGTTTGGACCGAGGCAACTACGATTTCATCCGTGGTGAAGGCCTCGCTGTCGGCCTTTTCCTTCCCGCACATGATGAGCGTCGTCCGCTGGATCTTGTCGATGGCCTGGTCGATCAGTTCCTCTGTGTGGGCGAGAATCAAGACCTTGCCGCCGCGGTCGACCTCCTCCTTAGCTGCCTGGGCGAATAGAACCGTTTTGCCTGAACCTGTGGCCGCAACGATTAATTGCTTGCGCCAGAGCTTCCATCCTTCGCGAATGGAGTCGAGACAACGGGTCTGGTAGTCGCGGAGAATCATTGGAGTACCATCCCGGTTTGTCCCGTGCGCCGGCGAGCCATCTCGACGTACTTTGGTGAGATTTCGATGAGGACGGCGTTGCGTCCACACTCTTGGGCAACCTCTCCAGACGTTCCGGATCCGGAGAAGGGATCTAGGATCGTGTCGCCCGGGCGGCTTCCGGCCAGGATGCAGCGGCGGGCAAGGTCCGGGGGAAAGGTGGCAAAGTGGGCGTCAGCGAATGGGATTGGCGGCATCGTCCAGACGCTGCGCATATTGCGGGTGTCGCCAAAGGGGAAGTCATGCTCGGCGCCGGCCGCGCGCTCCCGGGCTTCCTTCGTGTTGTAGAAGTAGCGTTCCGATTTCGCGAATAGGTAGATGTACTCGTGCGATTTGGTCGGGCGGTCAGTCACGCTCTCAGGCATGGGGTTGGGCTTCGACCAGATGATGTCCTGCCGCAGCCACCAGCCCTGCTCGGTCCTATGCGGTTCAGGTGTATTCAGCCAATCAGGCGTCGTTTCAATGGACCGTTGGTTGAATGCTTTGACGGTCAGAAAGATCCTTTCTCGCTCGGCGATTACGGCATCCGGCACGACGTTTCCCCGCCCGCGGCGCTTATCTTTGTTGGACTTATCGAGCGCACAAATACACGCCGCTTGATTCTGCTTGATGAGCAGGTACGGATAAAGTTCCCGCGCCAATTCTGCCGCCTTGTTTCCATCAAGCCTCCATACATAAGGCACCCGCCGGGTCTTAACTTTCCTCGCATCCTCTCCTATTCTCCAGGATTCTGCCCGGACTTCGCCCATGCCGGTAATCTCAGCAGCTTTGTCAAGTGGTGCACGGTCGCTCATTTTTATCGCAGCATAGGCGATGTAAGAGTCATTCCACTCCGGGCCTCGAGCTCCGCTTGATGATTGCCGCCGGATTCCAAAACAGCCTTCGCCATCAAAGAGTGCGGCCAGCCAAAATCGCCATCGTTCATCTTTGATCCGCCCTGTGTAATATGGCTGCTGAAGCGCGAAGGCGACACGCCAGGGGATGCCGACAAGCTGTTTACCAGCCAGCCCTTCGATTGGCGGGAACCCATCTCGATTTCGTTGGGCACGGGCATCGACTTTCCCATCCGCTCTGCCAGCGCCGGGACGCCCAAAATGCCCAGATGCACGCATATTTTTGGGATCTCTTGCATCATCTTTGGTTCGCCCGCCTGCTGCGTAGCTGTCCCCAAGATTCAACCACAGCACCCCGTCCGGCTTTAACACCCGCCGCACCTCGCGGAAAACTGCGACCAGTTTGGCGACGTACTCTTGCGGGGTGGATTCGAGGCCGAGCTGTGGCGCGGGCTTAAAGAAACCCCGCAAGTCTTCGGGAATGTCATCCAAATGATAGATATTCACGGGCTACATTCCTTTTCGAGTGTACCCATGTGTGGCACGCGGCGCAGAGTGTAATGATATTCCTGAGATCGAAACGAGCGTTTGGATTGCCGGCCCACGGCTTGACGTGGTGCGCGTGCAGCCGGTTCTTCCCGCTATGCGGGGCACCGCAACGGGCGCATTTGTAATCGTCCCGCTCGTAAATTGCCCTAATGAGATCCTTCCAGAATGAACGAGCGTACATCCTATTCCGTTCCGGCGACGAGCCATCAATCCACCGGGGGTTCCTGCAACCACATCGGCCAAACATGCCATTGGCTTCTCCGTGCAGGCCCCACTTCTTACGCTTCCGAATTTCGGACATGCTGCGTCGCGGGATGCCGTGCTTCGCCAAAAAGTAGAGCACGTTGTTTTCAATGCACCCAAATTCCTTGGCGATCTCGGCCGCACTGCGCCCCTTGGAATACTCCCGCTGGAGCCAATCCTTCCGCCAGTATGGTTTTGGTTCACGGCGCTTGAACACGGGGATTAATCCCGCGTTTTCGGAGTTCGGCCTCGATAAAGGTTTGCTCATCTTGCGTGAGATCATCACGCATTACTGTGGCCTTGTCAAATAAATACTGGCGCAGGCCCCAGTAAGGCGGTGAGGTTACGCAGCATTGCACCGACTCTGCTTCCAGCTTCGGCATCTCCGACATGCAATCCCCGCAGATAAGCTGGCAGGTTGTCATGTTTCCTTCAGCGGACCGTCTGGGTTGAATGGCTGCCTGAGCATCTCCTCGTGTGCGCCTTCGATGGCTTTCACCGTCGGGCTCTTGTAGTCGTGCGAAGGCGACGGCCGCTCCCACTCGCCGATTTTCTCATCAATCGGCATCGGCTTCTCAATCCACGTTCGCCAGAGCCCGACGGTCATTTCCGCGGTTAGCGCGTTGATCGTGGCCTCGGTGATGGTAAGTTCTGACCGGGCGAGCTCGATCGGCTCATCAACCCGCAACTGCGCCATGAGGCGGTGCGGGCCGGGATAGAAGATCACTGACATGGGAGGAGAGTATCAGCCGCCGCGCCTGCGGGTGTGCGCCCTCCCACCGAACCGCTAGGCGATCAAATGGAGAGAGCCGCCGACGCGACGGCGTTTGCCTTGCGGCAAAGTGAAATGGTTTAGGAGAGGCAGATCATGACACACCGATGCCTCTGCCGAGAGTGGACGGCCGGACGGAGTCAGGGCAACACTATTTGCTCGCGCCACTCGCCCTTCACGCGCCAGACGAGTTTGAACGTGGCCCAGCGGTGCGCGCTGGCCGCGATCTTCAGCGCCTCAAAACCCCCGCGGAAGGCGTGCGGGCCCTTGCATTCGATGAAGAGTTTCTCTGAAGGGACAAAGTGATCCGGCTTGTACCAACAACCGTTGCCGATTTTTAACCGGATTGCTTGGGAGAGGATCTCGGCGCCAGGGTAGAAGAACCGCAGTTGGTCGAGGTAGGACTCCTCGAGTTTGTTCATCAGCGGTTTCTTGTCTTGGCGGATCCGCTCCGCCGGCGCCGCAGGCACCGGCGCCTGGCCGAATAGCTGAGGGTTCAGCTTCCGGAAAGACGCCGATCCATGCGTCGCGAGCCAAACGGGATCAATGATGCCGGTCCGCTTCACTTCTTCTTTGCGACCTTGGTCTTCGGTGCCGCCGGCTTCGCCTCCGGAAGGAGATTAACGGTGGCCTTGACGCCGGCGCCAAGGTCCCGCGTCATCGCGAAGCCGAAGTAAAGTTGCTTGCCGGAGAGAACGAACCGGGTCGCTTGCTTGCATTCCATCGAAGCGGCGCCGTGGCGCTGGGCAATGGCATCGAACCAGCCGAATTGACGATCGTGGAGTTTGAGCTTCAGCTTGGGGCGACCATGCTCATCCACCTTCGGCCGACCGTGGCGGTTGAGTTTGATTTCCAGGTGAAAGAGTTCGTGGTCGAGCAGCGCATCCTGTTCGGCCTCGCTCATCTCATAGTAGCGAAGCTCGTCGACGACGATTTCCGCGTCGCCGCGGCCCATCGCCCGCTGCTTGGAGTCGAGAACCTTTACGACGGCGACGCCTGCGGCGCCGTGAAGCTTGATGGCCGGCTCTTCCTCGTCGGTATTGACGGCGGAGATGCAGTCGATTCGAACCGAGTTGAGATTGAGTTCGGGGTGGAACGAGGCGATCAAGCGGGAGATCCGCTCGGAGATTTCACTTGGGGCTTTGGCGTAGTTTGTGGACATAAGCTTTTTGGACGTCGCGGGCGTAGCGGTAGTGGCGTTCTTCGAAGTGGCGGCGATTGGGCCCGGCATTCCAGCGCAGGGCGATCGTGTAGGGGTTCACTGGCACTCCCTGCATCCAGCAGGCGATTTCAAGATCATCGAGAATACAGAGGGCCACCGCTCGCTGTAGTTCCGGGCCGGCGGTCTTCATCGGGAGCGTGCAGTAGTCCGCCCAAGTCGACGGGAGAATATGCCAAGGCGTGAGCTCGCCGGCGGCACCAGGCGGAGGACCTTCGACCGAGGCGATGGCGGCGAGTTCGCGGGTTTGGTCAATCTGCGCTAGGCAGGGGAGAGCGAGGCAAATCAATAATACGAGGAGTTTCACGTTGTTTGGCTTTGAGGTTGCGGACGATCTTCTCCAGCTTGGTTGTGATGTCCTGGCGGTGGAGATTCATCGCCCGGATCTGGGCGCGGTCTTTCGCTGGCACCTTCCACCAGCATTTTGAGCAGACGAATGAGACGCGCTCCTCGGATCGCCCGCAGGCCGGACAGATAAAGGGGTTCATAACAGAAATCCTTTCTGCTGCATGAAAACGATCGGATCTTTGTCGCTCTTGCTCCCGTTGCACTTTGGACAGAGAAGCTGGATATTGCTGTCGATATTCGGGCCGCCTTTGGTGATGGCAATGATATGATCCATGTCGTAGCCGGTCTTCTTCAGGTTTGCGTGGCAGACAGGGCATTTGCCGTGCTGGAGCTTCATCAGGCGGAGAGGAAGGTCCGCAGAGAGTCGCCCGCCTACTGCTTTGACTCGTGCCCGTCTATTCTGCCCATTAACAGAGAAAATATGGCGATTTTTCTTTGCATATTCTCGGCTCTTCGAGCGCCTTTCTTCGATATGCTTGAGATGGGATTTCTTGCGTATTTCAACCACTCTTTCGTGATGTTTTTTCCGGTAATTTTGCCCGGCTTTAATCGCCTTATCTCGGTTCCTCCAATACCAAGCAGTAGCATAGGCATTCGCACGCTGCTTATTCCTTTTAACCCAAGCTATCTGATAAGCGCGTTTCCGCGCACGACTAGAGATAACCTCTTCTGCTGTAAGTTTTCTGCGCATCTCACGCCACCTTCAGAACGGAATTGGTCTTCTGGACCGTAATCGCGCCCAGTCGCTCTTTATATTCCGTCTGCCCACTGTCTCCTTTTTTGGAAGTCTTCGGTAGATCAAACTGCTCAGCTAACAGCCGTTCGATCTCACCCGGGCGGAATTTGTACGACTGATGGAATCGATCATCGCTGAGGCATTGCAGCGCGGCCGTGGCCGCGGCGTTGTCCGTGATTTCCCGGGCCCCTGGCCGGTCGACGACAAAGAGCTTGGTGCCGTCGGAGAGCTCGGCGCCGCCCATCTCCATCACGCGAGCCTTGAGCGTGTCGTGCGCGAGCGCCAGGGGCGCCTCAAACTTCTTCGCCGCCTCCTCGAAGCGGTAGAGCTTCTCGAGATCCGGCTCGGAGGGGATCGCGGCAAACTGCTCGGGTGTGAGCGTGAGTTTCATTTTTTCAACGTCGTTTTCGAAGGCTGGGCAAACAAGGGCGGCCGGGCAATATTGACACTGGCGAAATCCGTCCGAATTTAGATCAAACTGATGATCGAGGCTGCGATTTATCTCCTGTTCGAGATAGGCTATTTCTCGGTCAAGTTGTTCCCGAGTTTCGGCACGAACAACAGTGATTTTCTCGATGCCGCTGTCTTCGTCGTTTTGCGGCTGTACTAATGCGGTGAGAATCTTCTGAAGCGTAGGGAAATTCAATGCCCTCAATACCCGATACCCCAATAGCTGAGGATTATCTGCGGCGATCGTGACTGGGGCAGATCCAGCTTTCCAGTCGAAGTCACACGCCTCCGTGGCATTGGCATCGATGGAGGCACAGTCCAGATGACCGACCAGTTTGAAGCGTTCAAATTCCCACGCGTATTCCGCTTCCACTTCCAGGGCTAAGTGCGGCTCGATGTACATGCGGGCTGTATCGATACAGAATGAGGCAATCCACTCATCGAAGCGCGTTGCCTTGTGGTCGGGAAAAACAATTTCCGGACCAACCGCACCCTCTTCATCCTTCAGCCGTTGGGCGATCCGGGCGTGAACCCATCGACCTAATACGGCCTGCGAAGAATCCTTATCTGGCCGTTTCACTCGACCTACGAGCATTCTGGAAGCAGGGCAGCTTAAGAGTTGATCCAGACCACTGCAACGGATTGTCGGTTTCTCTGGCATGGCTAGATGGCGAGTGTTTGTTGCACCGGAACACGATCCCATTTGGCGCGATTCTGTGGTGCCTCTTCTCCTTAGTCTCCATTGCTCAACGACGATTGGAATTGATCGGATCTTTCTGAATGAAGAATTGTACCCCGGGAAGCACCGGCAACGGCTGTCGGGCATTAAATCCGGCACAAAAATCTTTGCGGATAGCAGCGTCGTCGATCGTTCTAATCACATATTTAGAGGGAAGTGCCGCTATGTTGAGGACTGTGAATTTCAATGTCTCCCTGAAACTGATTCCGCTTGGCCGGATGATGGCGGCGGGCTTGGCCTTCAGAGCCTCTTCCTGGCGGGCGAGCTGGGCCTCGCGGTTGGCTGCCTCCTGGTCGGCGAGGAGAGCCATGTCGTCATCCGCGGCGAGCGCGGCCGGCGGCGCTGGTTCCTCGGCAGGCTCAAAGGGCAAATCCTCCTGCGGCGGAGCCTCAGCGGCTTGCTTCCGGCGGGCCTCCGCTTCGGCTTCCTCTTTCTGTCGCTTCCGCTCGGCGATCTCCCGGTCAATGCGATCCTGTTCCAGCTTCAGCCGCTCCGCCTCGATGCGGCGCAATTCGGCTTGGCGGCCGCGTTCCGCCTCCTCCCGCCGGCGCTGTTCAGCCATCTCCCAAACGCGCAAGCGGTCGCTGGCCTGAGTATCGATGGCCTTGAGCGCCGCCATCGGCCCGGCGGCCGTGGCGTCGATCTTGGCCTCCAGATCCAGAAGCGGGCGCTTGGTCTCCAGCCGGCGGGCGTCGAGCGCCTTGCGGAGGTCGCGGGCTTCCCGCATGATGCTGGCACAATCATCAGCCTCCTCTGTATTGCCGATAGCAACCAAGCCTTTGAGCTTGGTGGATAGCGCCTCGGTGCGGATTAGAACGTCCGCCGGGACCACCAGCGCGGTGCGCTGCGGAAGTTCGGTTACTACTTCGAGGGCGAGGGTGGGCATAGGAATATCAACCGAATGCAGGTTCCTTAGACTCTCCTATATTCTTGGCAATCAGCGCCGGCGGCCGGCTGTAGTCCGGCACATTCTTGCCGTCGACCTTCACGGCCTTGGCCTGGGCCTCGAAGTTGGCTTCGAGGATCGCCCCAATGTTCATCAAATTGGGTTTGGCCACGATCGCAGCCTTGTTCTGATCCACGCCAGCGCATTCGAACGTAACCGCTTCGCCCTCGTAGCCTTCGGCTTTGATTTGCAGTAGGAGGTAAGGCCTGGTGCCGCCGGCGAGCCGTGGCTGGATCTCGACGACTTCGAAGGTGATGACTTGCGGCCACGGTTTGCCGTGGAATCCCTGCAAAGTGACGTTTGGAGCGATTGGCGGGCAGTTTTGCGGTGCCGGGCTGGCTTTGGCTGCCGCGGATCCGCTCGAACCGTTGGTCTGAGCCGCCAGCGGGGTCGCGGCAGCCGCAGAACTGGCCGCTGTGCCGCGCCGCCGACCTGACGCGGGTGTTGAGACGGGGGGAGCCTCCTTGGGCGGTTCCTGGCCTGCTGCGGGCGTTTTGGCCTGTTCGCCTGCTGGCGGCTGTTGAGAACCAGTTGCGCCTGCAGGAGGCGGTTCGGACGCTGCCCGGGCGCCGCCGCGCTTGGGAGCGGGCAGGGCTGGCCGGCCAGTGGGGTCAGCCTGGGGATCACCAAGGGGGGTTTCAGCTCCCGGCGTCACGTTGCGAATGAGCCTTTCCTCGGTCTTTTCTTCAGCTACCATCGCCTCACGGGCGGTCTCGGTGATGGGCAGACTCTTGAAATGCCTCCGGATGAGAGTCTTCTTACCCATCTCCTCGAAATACTCAGTCCAGGGCGATTGCTTAACCTTCCAGTCTTCGAGCCCCTTCAGTACCTTGTTACGGACCTCCTCAACTTTCGAAACCGGCATCCATTCGTAGGACGTGAGGCCGGAACGCAGCGCGGCGCAGGAATAGAAGCCAAGGATGGCACCGTTCTCCCGCGGGTCGGGTTTGTGCACAAGTTCCTGGCGCGGAGCGCGGACGATGGAGAACTCATCACCTTCGCGAACAATGCCGGGCCAAACATCAAGGATCTCGGGAGATTGAAGCGCCAAATCCCTCAAACCACGAAAGCCGACGAGAATGGTGCAGACCTTTTTGTCGCCCTGGCGCTTTGGTCGACGTGCGATGAAGAAAACCTTCTGCGTAACAGAGTCGGGATACATTCCCATCGTCGCACAATCGCTGATGCACGAAAAGAAGCTGACGGGGTCACACTCGGAAAGCTCGGGCTGGCGGTAGATGAGCGAGACGACGAGCCGCTTGAACTTGTCGAGGGAGAGTTCCTTCGGAATCAACGCCTGGATTTTCTGCTGGGTGGTGGCTGCCTCCCACTTTGCAAGGAGCAAAGGCGGTTGTTCGCGGACCGCCAGGGCGCGAGCCCCAGTGGTTCCTACCGGCGGCGCTTGATTCGCCGGCGGCTCGACGGTCGCGGGCGGAGCGGTTTCGAATGATTCGGAGTCGGACATAATTCAGTGGGTTGGATTGTTTCGATTCGCAGGTTCAAAACCGGGCGGTCCTTGAGGACGCAGAGCGCATCACAGGCAGGCTGAAGCCCCTTCTGGATAGCGGTGCGCAGGACCGTGGCGCGATCTTCGCCAGTGTGCCGAGAAACCTTCCACACCATCGCTGAGATGGCGGGCGTAAAGCGCACGCCGAAAACAAAAGGCAACCGGACCGGCCTCAACACACCAGAGGGCATGCCGGAACGCTCGCGCACGTAAACGCGGCGGTCAAGCCTCAATTATCAGCGTAGGGAAGACGCACGTTGACCGGCGGCCGTGGCTTCCGCCG